CCCCCCCTATAGCATTCTATATAGCCTTTTGTGGTAGCCTGACGTACCAACAAACGTAGAGGGTTGTAGGCTACTGTGAGAAATGGACGTGTATGCTCGTACTCTTTCTCTATCTTAGGCATATCAGTATTGATTTAGTATGTTAGCGCACTCCTGCAATAGTTCTTTGACTCTCTCTCTATCTTTGCTCGACATTGGTATGTTCAACGCAAAGACTGCGTGTTGAAATGCTTGTTGCAATCCCCTGACTGCAATCTTAGCGAATGGGTGTCTTGCCATATCTTTCTATTATTAAGATTAAACTATCTTTGTGGGCGGTAGTTATGGAATTAGAATAAAGGTTGCTACCTAACTCTATCTTCTGAATGTAACTACCCATTAACACTTTATCTCTGCCTCTCAAGGCACAAGCTATTACCATAGTGTTAATTGTTCTCCAGGCTTGTAGGTTCTAACCTCTTCCTCTGGATACCAAATGTTGTTAAAAAGTGCTACCATATTATCAACGATAATCGAATTACCGTACAACTTATAGAGAGATGAATTACTGATGCCACAACTGAGCATAATGTCAATCTTATCATTAGGCACACCCATCAGTCTGCCTACTTCTCGTGGAGTGAACTTTCTTATGCGTACTCTTTCTCCCTCTTTGAGATTCTTGATCTCGTCAATTATTTCTTCTCTGCTTGCGTTTGCCATATTACTAATAAATTATCTTTAGTGAAACTTGTTATTGTATTTGCTATTCCGTCTCTAGCAATGTAGTACCAACAATCGTTGAAACGACACTTGCCTGAGTAGTCACCATACATACGCCTTACTATCTTGGCGTGTTCGGTTCGTCTGCGCCTTAGTACTCCTAATACTTCCATATCTCTAGCACTCCCATTTGCCTGTATCCTTGTCTCGGAAAGAGAATATTCCCAGCAAAGTCGTGTGCAGTAGTCAGCGTTACTGCGACTTCCTTATCATCATAGGTACAAGCGTTCATAATCTTTCTTTTAACGATTCTCTCCATATATCAACGAATGTTGGAACGTGATGCCCACCTGTTCCCATAACGGATTCAAGAGTAGGGGATATAAATTTGACTGAGTACACGTTTCCGCTGTCATTATAATCTCCTTTTATGTATTTTCCTATCTTCATACTTGATAATCTCAATAAAAGTTGGTATGATATTTCCCCCCCCTCCCATGCCTGCTGTCAGGCAAGGAGAGACGGATTTGACTGAGTACACACAACCTTTGGTTGCTCTCTTCCATGTAGGTCGAATATAGAAGTCTATCAGTATTGCTCTTTCTTTTCTATCCATAGAATCCATCCAATATTACTATTGTGACCTCTTCCACCGGAGCAGATACAAAGAGCGCACCCCCCCCTATATACCACTACTGCGTTCTGACTATTAGACCACCTGCCTAAGTTGATTACTTTAACTTCCATACTTCCCATATCCATATCGTTGTGGTATGTCCTGATGCGGAGAACGAAGTGATACAACTACTCGTCTTATTGAGATGTCGTTTAGTGATGTTACCTTTAGCATCTCTAGACCAAGACATTGCGTATGCTCGTTTTCTCCCCCCCCCTCTAAGGTTTAGTTTATCTTTACTCTCTTCCATATCTCTAGTACTGCGCTTGCGCCAAGTCCGTCTTGCCTAATATAGTTAGCGTAAGAGTTCTTCCAATACTGAGCCTTGATAGTACGAGAACACCCCCCCCCACAAGCTGAGTTGATGATGTATGCCTTATTCCTTTGCGTCATATTCTAGTCTTTTTGAAACGCTCTTAATTACACAAGCCATTGTTTTTGCCTCAATCAATTTTTCTTTCTGTGTCATAATAAAATTCTATTACTCCTGGTTTAGGGAAGTGACCTACATCTTGCAGATTGGCTATCGTAAGAGCCTCGTATACTGCGGTGATTGTCGGAACTACCCCCCCCTACAGGTTGGTGTTACTATTCGTTTTCTCTCCATATCTCAAATAGTGCTATTGTTGGATAGTGCTGGGTGTCTATGATGGAGTTCCAGTATAGGCTTTCATAACGACTTCGGATAGTCGGAACGTTCCTTACTCTATCATTGAACATCAGCGTAGGAGTTGCTATTCTGACTCTTTCCATATATCAAAAACACCTGACTTTGCAAAATGCTCGTCAATCATATTCTGCGCATTTATCATGTGCTGACTTGCGAGAAGAGTCCTGACTACCAATACACTTTGTGTCTCTATTGTTGGTGTTGCTACTCTGTATTTTAACGACCACATAAAGTAAGTTGTTATTTGCGTTACTCTTGGTAAGCGTTATACATATACCAGGATGGAATGTATGGTTGTAACCATCAATGACATCACCAACACGAGGTCGGTACCCCCCCCTAATCATATCGCTTACGTGTTTACATCTACTTGGCATCTCCCTCTTGTATTCTATCAAGGAACAGATTAACTTGTTCGTCCTTCAAGTAATATCTCTCGTCAACCTCATCTTCAAGGATATCCTCGATTGTGCGAGTCAAATCAACTGGCTTTGGAAACTTGTAAGGTGGTTCATTGAATGAGTCCTGACGGACTGAGATAACAAACACACGTTCTCGGTTCTGAGGTACATTTACTTCAGTACCATTGCATACTCTCCAATACGATTCGTATCCCATTGTTCTCAGCTCGTCTAACCACTTCTGAAAGTAAGGGAAGAACTTCTTACCTACGAGCGCCTTTACATTCTCAAGCATAAGGTACTTAGGGTGAAGTTCCTTGATGGCATTACGAGTATACCATAGGATTGAACTGCGAGTACCTGAGTCTTCTTCAAGACCTTTTTGAAGACCAGCGATACTGATGTCAGTGCAGTTCTTAGAGATACAACCTTGAACGATATAAGAGTGATCTTCCTCTATCTCCATATTATATACATTCTCGCACTCAGCTTTAACAAGGCTATTGAATGGATACCATATATAACCATCTTCATAGAATGCTCTATCTTGTTTTCTCGCATCTTTGGTAAATGTAAGCATAAAAGTATCACGTTGATTTACTTTTCTTCCTTCTATTATAGTGGTAGGTTTTCTGTGATATTTACCAATACAACAATGTCTATGGTATACCTTATTGATACATACTGAAAGCGAGTAAATAAGTTCTCTGCTGACTGAACTATACTTCCATATATCTTCAGCAAGATAACCATCACTATCCATACAGCCATCAATGAATGCTTTGAGTAGATTGTTCGGCAAACACATCGTTTCTCCGTCTACTCTTTTACCATGAGCATAGTGTCCGTATCTATCCACGAACTCTACAAGTTCTTTAGAGTTGATACGATACTTATTACAAGTTCTTTCGACAGTCTTGTTGTAGTGGAAACCACATTTTTCCATTGCCCATACAAGTTCCTCTTCCTTTCTTCCACCACAACAAATGATTACTTCGTTGTGAATATCATTGGAACGAGTCCAACCATCACCTACATATCTTCCCATTATGTACCAGAATGGAGAGAGGGTAAACATATCAGATAGCCTATTGACAATATTGCCATGACCCCATCTATTGTCTATTGTGCCATTCCAAGATGGCAAAGCACATTCGTTAATAACAGGAACACCAAAGAAATCGTCTTTAGTAATATCCTTTACCTCTTTGAATGTTGGCTCAGAGAATACCCTTTTCCATCTCCTATTAGGATTGTCCCATACTCTTGAACGAGTGCGTACAAGGAACTTGTGATTCTCGGTACAATGGATATTTTCAAATCCCATACCATTAAGGTAGTATGTTTGATGCACACCATTATCAAACTTCTTGGCTACTGGGTGAAACTTTCCTGACTTAGTTAGAACCAAATCACCAATCTTGATATCTTTAAGTTCCTTGTATCCATCTTTAGTAAGGATAAGGCTATCGTTAGTGAGGCAAGGTGTAGAGTAAGTTAATAGGTCTATTTTAGTACCTCTAAACTGCGACCAATCCACCTTTGTCATATCACCAACATTCCTATCTGCCCATTGTGGATAGAGTGCTTTGTGAGCTATGACAGCTGGTTGATTGTCGATTGGTTGTTTGCTTTCCGGATCAAACTCGCACCAAGCAATAAGTTCGTAGTCAAAGTCCGGATGTTGTTCCTTTAACTTATCGAGTGCCATACATTGGCTATCGTATCCGGAACACAGAGTTATTACATTTATCTTCATATTACCTAATAGTTTTTGACATAAAAATCGTTAGCAATAAATGATTTTGACATTGTTGTGATTACTCCGTATACGAGCTGTGAACAAGTGTACATAAGTATCTGAACGCTATCTACGTTATACTCGCCACCCTCCATTACAACAATGTCACCGATGTTGAGAGACTCTGCCGTTGCCCAGGCATTGTCATCTACAAGAACCTTGTTAATAGGATGTACCTTGTTGACATCTTTCGGCTTTGTGAGTACCAATGTTTCCGGAGTGCAGATTATCTTCTTGCCATTAGCCTTTATCTCGACCATATAAGACTTATTAAGCACCTTTGGAATCTTGATTACCGACGCTTTAGCACCCTTGTGATTCTCTATATAGTCGTTAACGTACAACTCCTTACCAATAGGAACATATCCTCTGCTCCAAGTCTTTATCTTTGTCCCTCCAATAACTAGGGATTTGTCATCAATATTCATATTCTATCGTATTCCATTCTTTAACCAATCTATCTCTTATTTCTTCCGTTCCCACATTAAGCATCTTGCGTAGCAGATCAATGTGTTCTTTTTCCTTGATGTCATCAATGTAAAGTTTCATTTCGTGTGGGTCGGTTTCTCCGTAGCATATTTCGGAGTTCATCAATTCCATTATCAATGCGTTTCTGCCCTTGATATCAATGCCAAACTCTTCCAAGATATTTGAAACATCAGGGTCAAGTTCTCTATGCTTACGGAAATGAATAATCATTGATGCTATACAATAGTTGGTATAGTCCTCAATGCTTGCTCTATAAAGCTCCCTAACAGTTATAGCAGACTTCTTGTCGAGCATCTTATCTGCTATATCCCTCATAAGGTCTTTCAGTTCCTCCAAGTGGATATTACCGGATATATGAGCAGACCCCATAAGCGTTTCGCCTATATTGTTAAGTCTAAAATCCAAAGTGGAATAGTCCTTAACAGGTACTGTGTGAAAGTTTAGGTCAGTTCTGCCTATTTGGGTCTGGCCATACTTGTTTCGTACAATAGCCATAACCTCATCTTTGAGTTTGTCGTTGCAAGCCTCCATTATATTATTGAGGATTGAACAAGTCAACTCTCCAAGCATAACCTCCGTACATAGTTCAATCCTATCTTCCGGAACGCTGCTCTTTAAGCATTGTCTTATCTTGTTTCGTAGCTTATTAAATCCCTCTTTAGTGGTCTGCGTATACTTGTAGCAAGTGTAGTCGATAAACACACCACCATCATCACAATACCTCTTGGAATAGCATGGCATAATGCAAGAAATGAAAGGCATTATCTCAATCAATTCTGATTTACGGCATAACTTGATAAGATTGTCTGCACACTTCTTTGCTACAACCAAGTCTCCGTATTGTTTTGATCTTGGAATTAAAGCCTTGCAAGCATCGTTCAAATCGAACAACCTATACACCAAAGATTGAAGATAATTGAAGAATACATAATCGCATACAGCCACAACCGAATCAAGCTGTATACGGATAGCATCGCATTCTTTATTCATCTGCTTTAGCTCCTCTTGTGTGAGATTTGTCCTTGGGTTGAGGAATGAATGAGCAGATACCCTAAAATTCTTATTGGTAGAAATGCAGTTAGTCATACTGTTCCTCGTTATAATCGGTTAGACGAATGATTAACTCCACCTCCATAGGTTCTTTATCCTCCCATTGAAGAGAAACATTTTTAGGGAGCCAGGATTCATTGAGGATTCCGATAAATCCATTTGCCACACCCCAATATCCGTTTCTCTTGACCGGTTTGCTTGCGAAGATGTGTGAGCCATATTTCTCATCTTTTGCAATCCAAACCGATGTTGTGTTTTCGTATCGAGTTCCTTTGTTGGAAATAAGCAACGCTATTATAAATGCGCCAACCATTGTGCCTATGCAGAAAGCTACAAGGCAACAAATAAGTGTTGTTATCATAATGTTATACTTGTTTTTGTATTACTTTTCGTTTCGTTTGCCGTATTCAGAAATCAACAAGGCATCAGCATTCCATAGTGTAATCTTGATTGATGGGAATAAGTCTTGTGCAAGTGCCTTTAACTTGTTCTTCCATACGTTCTTCTCCACTCCGGAACTTTTGCCTAATGTATTGGAATAACTCCTTTGCCACTTTTGGGGAGTTACCTTGATAGTCTTAATCTCTTCTGCAATCAATGCCATCTCAACGTGACCATTGTGTCTTGCAAACTTTGCCGTAGCAGAGGATGATTGTCCAGGCATTCCGTGACCAACATCTTCAAGATAGCATACTATAGACTCATTTGCCTTGATAGCCTCATCTTTTAGATATTTAAGCGTAAGAAGAATGTCTTTGGGTGTATCTGGCATCTTGGTATTATACACGTTCCCTAGTCCATATAAAGCGCAAATAGCACCATTGGCACCAGGGTCAATTCCTATTATCATAATCTTGTTGTTAAATAAAAAGAGAGTACCATTCTTCACGAACAATACTCTCAAAAAACAAATCTAAATAATTTATAAAGAAAATGCAATTTTAGAATGGTACATCTTCGTCAGAGTTACCGAATGCCACCTCGTTATTATTGTTCTCAACGGCTTGTTGTTCGGCAACCTGTTGTATTGCAATTGGTGGTATTCCAACTTGTGGTGCATTAGAAGATACCTTGTTACCGGTAAAGATATCAATCTCATCCTTGACGATCTTCCACGCACTAATGTTGTTAAAATACTTGCCCTTATATTCGTTGGCATCCACATCACAATGAACTGTGACTACATCATTTTGTCTTAGGTGTCTCAATGAGTTCTGAACCCTCTCATCACCGAATACATTAAATGATATTTTCTTTGGATACCTTGCATCGGTCTCTTCGATAACGTAGTCAATGTTACTCCAAGAACTACCATTTCTATTGACACCACTACGCTTTTCTCCTCGGAAAATAACCTTTCCTGTTACAATAAATTCCATAACTATTTATTATTTTTATGTTTATAATAATATTCTAAATTATTCTTTTTTATTCTTTCTTGGTTTCGCAAGTAGTAGAGATGTGCTTTTTCTTTTGCAACTTTTTTAAGAGCCAGAATAATCTCTCGTCCCCTCTCGGTTTCAAGCATTTTCTTTTCTTCTTCTCTCTCTCGCTTTCGCCTTTCCCTTGCTTGTCTATTTCTTCTTTCCCTTACTTCAGGTCTAGCAAGATATTCTCTGCGTTTGATATGAAACGGAGTAAGTTCTTCGTCCGGTATTCTATAATGTGCCATATGAATTATTAAAATGGGAACTATTCTCACGAACCATTCCCTTTGTTAAACATATTTTTAATGTCAAATATTCCAATGAGGCTAAAATTAAAAAAATAACATAACCTAAACTACGACTTAAATACTAATACGAATTGGACTATACCTCACGGAATATTATTCCAGCCATTTCCACGATAATATTTCTAGATCATCGTATGATGGAAAATCTTCTATTATTGCATCTTTAGCATAGGAATATATGCTTGAAAAGTCATCTTCCGATGCACATACCTTGTAAGTTCTTACATATTCTCTATCCTCGTCTGCTATGTACACGCTGACCTCAATTTCCATATTGGTTTCTTCGGTGACTCCATTGATGTTGTAAAGCCACTCGTCAAAACTCATAGGAGGATAGTACCCACTTCTCATATCACTTTTGTAAGAGCCATATAGATTGCTGTTTCTGCTCATAGTACCTCTTTTTTTGCGACACTCATTTTAACATACATATCTCTATACTCTGCGAGTCTTTCCACTAGATTGTCCTCCTCTAGTTTGGTAAGTCTGCTCACCGGAATACCATCAAGAGTGATTACATCGTAATACATATTGTTGAACAATATTCTCTGAATGTTAAATCTCTTACTTGCCTCTATCTCGGCTTTGTACTTGATCTCGTTTTCGTCAATAGCGAAAAGGTTTTTAATGAAATTGATAATTTTCTTCATAGCTTTATTAATTAGAAATTAGAATGGCATTTCTACGTTGGATACGGCTACATTATTGCTAGTAGCATTGCTATTCAAAGGGACTGATGCTATCATAGGTGGAGAGCCTACGAAATCATAGAAATGTGTTGTTGATGCATCGAATCCACAAATGAACGAGCCATCACCATCATTTCTTCCTTTTGCCTGTATAACCAAAGCCGTACCCTCGACTTGTACTTTTTCATTAGGATAAGGATAGTTGAAATTCTTACCCTCTTTCTTGTTGTAGTATTCCGGACGATACAGCAGAAGAATGACATCAGCAGCTTCTGCTATTTGTCCCGAACCACGAATCATATTCATTGTAGGCACATAGTTGTCTTTGTCTCTATGTATCTGGGACAAAGCAATTATCCATATGCCTAAATCTTTTGCAAGATTCTTGAGTTTTCTTGATATCCTTGCAAGGAATGTCTCGTTGTTTTCACCCCTCTCCTGGCCACCTACCAACTGCAAGTAGTCTATTACAGCACCACGAATGTCGTATTTGGCTTTATGTTTTCGGATTGACGAACATATATCATCAAGGTTACTTGTGCTATCGTCATCAAAGAAGAGGTTTGATGCACACTCCCAAAGCGTTCCCACACCCTTGTCGAATTGCCTTATCTCGTATTCATCCAACTTGGAATATAATTGTTTGCGAGAATTGATCTTGGTGTACTTGGAAAGCATTCTTGCCGTAAGTTGCTCCTTTGACATTTCCAACGAGAAGAACAATATTTTAGCACCCTCTTGTATGGCATTGAGAACAACGGAGTCTGCAAATGATGTCTTACCCATTGATGATGCACCTGCGATGATAATCAAGTCGGTTGGTATCAAGCCACCTTTATCATCTATATAGGCGAATCCGGACTTGGTTTTGAGTCCGTCATTCTTTCCGGATAGATTGTCCTTGACAATAGATGACAAGTTGTTAAGTACATCTTGCATAGATGACGTGTTCGTGGTCTTGTCACCATTAACGACATCAGTCAAATCTTCTTTCACTCTTTCAATCACGCTTTCCAAGTTTTCTCCAACTTGCAATCCCTCGTGTCTTAAATGTTGAGAGATTTCAAAAATTGTTCTTCGTTTCTTGTAGTCTCCAAGTATATTTATGTGTTCCCAGGTCTCCAATATGGAACGATAACCGATGAATTGGTCTATCTTATCAAGAAAGGTTGGCAAGTCGCATATATGCCTCATTTGGCACATCATTCCAACATTGGATGAGTCGGCTTGTTCCCCTTTCTCAACATAATAGCCTATACATCTATATACATCATGCGTAATCTTGTGATAGAAACAATCGGCTCGCACACGTTCCCATACTTCTTGTTGTTGGTTGTAGGAACGATGTAATAGGTCAGATAGGATATTCCATTCAAGTTTCTCGTCAGATAGTTGTAGAGAATCTTGCTCAAGTTCTTGATCTCGCTTGTTTGAGTGCCTCTCGTTCATTTTTCCTAGCCTCAATATTTATGTTTCGGTAATAATCGAAACTGAATTGTCGATTTCTAAATATCATCGTCAGCCAATTTCTTACCGTCTTGTATGCATCAGTCCTCTTCTTGAGTGTTGGACTTGAATCCATCTGCTGTAACACATCAATAAGTAATTCGTTTGCACACGCTATACTTAGGTTTCCGGTGTCTGCTACATACTTACACAAGATGTTATATTCTGCAAGGGACAACGGAGTCTTTACCGATGCTACGTTAGGATAGAACAGCATCATACTCTCTGCGAATTTCTTCTCCACAGGAGATAAAGAAACAACGTGCTTTCTTGCATATTTATCTCTTGGAATCTCGGAAGATAACTCTAACTCATCATCATCATCTTCCTCCTCTTCCTCTTTTACCTTACGCATTGAAAGGTTATAGCTTGAATGGTTGTGAATCTCCAATCCTCCGTCAACCCATTCAACACAAAGGTTTTTATCTATAATAAATCTTACTTCATCTTCCGGTAAGTCTGCATAATTTGCAATTTCTTCTATAGTGCCTCGGTAGACACCATCTTCTCCGCTATTAACAAGGATATACATAAATATCACCATATGCGTTTGTCGCATAAATTGTTGGAGAAAATCTTCGTGTATTATTATATCTTTCATACAAAAAAGTATATATCTATCTATTCTCACGAACCGATAGTGTTATTTAGTCTTTGAATATAAATCTTCTTGACGAATAACTCTGCTTTTGATATAACTTGAACAAATCCGGATGGTCAGATGCAAATTTGTCTTTATCAAAGGTTGTAGACATCTTTGTAGGACTCTTCCACGTTGCAAGCATAGTTGGCTCGTAACCCTCGTCATCAAGTATTATTCCAGAGTTAGCACCGATTATCATCTTGAGTTGATCTTCCAATTGTTTCTTTTGAGCCTCAATCTTTGCAAACTCTGCTCGTACCTCTCGTAGCTGTTGCCATTTGTGGTAAGTCTCGCTGTGAGAATCTACCTTTACGACATCATCATTACTCTCCGGAAAACGAGATTGGGTATCTTCTGCGTTGATAGATACCGGTTCTTCGTTTGCAAGGATATTCAACTTCCAAAAGGCATCAAGTTTCTCAAGCATAAACTCGCAGAATCTATCGTTTCGTTCTATCTCCATATAGTCAAACTCCGTTCCGTTTCTTATCCACGCAAGAGTTCCATACTGACAGCCTAAAACGTATAGCTGATATTGTACCTGGCACCACCAATATTTAGGAATGCTATTGATATCGTTCTTATCTATGTTAAGTCTCGTTGTCTTACATTCAAGCACTCTATAGTTGCTTGTCGTTCTCTTCATTCCCTTTGGAACATAGAGTCTATCCGGAGAAACACGAAGATAAGGTCTTTCCTTGTCAGCTGCAATCCAATCACCACTTGTATTCTTAATGATAGCGGCTCCAGAATCTTCCGCAAATAGCGTTGCAACCGAATCTTCCATCAAGTGACCCAATCTCATAATCAAAGTCTCTTCCACCGGAGGATCAAGTTCCTTTTTTCTTCTCCACAACTTGTATGGAGTATCAAAGTGGTTAACACCAAGTATTGTTCCTACCTCGGAAGAGCCAATGCCCTTTTTTCTCTCTTCAAGCCATTCTTCGTGGCTCTTGGGAGATATCTTTGTAAATCTTTTCTTATCCATAGTTAATTCATAAAAAGATAGTCCTATTCTCACGAACCGGACTATACGAGATTATAATATGTAAAAAAGTCTTTAAGGATGTTCAGCCATAAAATCATCAATCTTCTTTTGCTCTTCGGAAATGATTACTCTTTCCTCATTTGTTGGTGCAGGTGCTGAATTATCTTCATACACGATTTCTGCCTCCTGAATGTCATTTGTGGTTTCATCAGCCTTAACCGATGCTCCGTCAAACTGAATGGCTTGTTGCATTTCGGTAGACTTTGGAGCATACTTACTGATAAGTTGCTTGAGGACGGTCTTTAATGCCATAGCATCAAAGTTGTCTTTCCATACTCCGAATCCCTTTCTATAGGTCATAGAGAAACGATTTGCATGAGCCTTAACCTCATCCACGCTCATATACAAAGTTTTCTCAAAACCGTTAATCATACGGAAATAAGCCATATAACCAATGATTTTGTCACTCTTCTTCGCATCCTCATCAAAGATGTATTCTCCGGTAAACTTGTTCTTCTTTACAAGCTGACCCTCGTACACAACCTCGTTGATGATATTCTGCATCTGACCGGAACGCATTGCGAGTTCCACATAACCCTTGGTCATAATTTGGAATTGTGCCTTACAAGTATGATTCTTGTTATCCTTGTATGCGATGATAGCACAATAACCAAGAGATGTGTTAACCGGAAGATCAAGTGAGGCGGCTACCAATGCCGAACCATAAACTGTGTTTGGCTCTGCGATTGATAGGTCTGAATTTCCGTTTACTACTGTCATTACCGATGATATGAACTGGGGTGCTTTCTTACCTAGCATCTCGGTAAACTTTGACTTAACAGCGTCACCATTCATAAGATTGGATATACGCTTGATTGGTGCAATTTCGTTTGCCATATTTATATTGGATTAAAGTGAAAAATCAAAAAAACAACTATTCTCACGAACCATTGCTTATACTGAATTAAAATACCCCAACTCTATGGGGAGCTAATAACTGAATTTATATAGCATAAAGAAAAAAAATGTCTCAAAAAAAAGGCAAGTGATCCGAAAACCACTCGCCAATTAACTTAAGTTTAAGGGGATTCGCACCCCCGACAACTCCTTTTGTTGCCTATTGACAATTAAACTTTGAATTACGAGTAGAGTTACCTCTCGGCAAGTCTTATACTTATCATCCACCGATGTAAGCAGATTCATTAGAATAGCAACGAGCAATCTTGGTATGTATCTCAAAGAACGAATACCATTGTAGTTGTTAATACTAAATGAATTAGTTGCTACGCGAGGAATCGAACCCCATCTCCGGTTCGTAGCATCATAAAATGATATGCTATTCTCACGGACCACATATCTCATAAAAATTACCCCTTAAATAAATACCCTTGTTTTCAACAAAAAAGAGAATTATATTGAACATATATAGGTCACATATTGCATTCCAAAAAGCGTTCCTATTCTCACGAACCGGAAAGCTACTACATAAAAACTATGCAGGATTGAAATAAATACATGATTTAGTGAAACAAACCAAAAAATCATTCCTATTCTCACGGACTAGAATGATACTATAATAATTATATTACAAAGAAAAATGCATCATATCCTCACGGATAGCTATTAATGCATAAAACTTAAACTTTAAGATAAAGTGAGAATACATTATGAGGTGTACCAGGAATCGAACCTTTGAATCGTTTGTCAACTTTCCAACCATCCAAATATGGAGTACACCAGGCAAATCTAATAAGATGTTCTACTTAATTATGGCATTATTACAATATGTATTTTATCTTTGTCGATCTGCCTCTTTTCCTTATGTTGTTCATTAGTTTCCGGAGTGACAAGTTCCATTCACTAATGCTTTCGCCTATCAGCCAATAAGCATTTCTTATGTGACTTGTTGTTACAGCGGTCATCTCCACAGCGCAAACTCCATAGTTTCGGCACTATCAGTAATATGCTCACGCACCTTACCATAGGCTATACTTTGTCTGCTACTCTGCTTATCTCGGTATCAACTATGTAAGTCCTCCAACATCAGAGGTTGTTGATACAGCACCTTAAAGGACATCTCCCTAGGAGACTGATGTTCGTTGGCTCTAGCCTTGCCCTTTGATGGTTTGCGTTGTGTATCCATCGTTTGGTCTTGTTTATACTCCTACACAAGCACCGGAGTTAATAGTAGAAAGGAGGGGAATCGAACCCTTACACACAGCTCCATATATGAAAAAAATATGTTGCATATCTACCCACTTGTTTTAACTCGCACGGAAACGAGGTTGCTGTGTCTCCTTTCTCCAAGTCTGCCTAAGACTTTCCCCTATTCAATTCTATACTAGTTATTCTTGCCACATTGGTTGAGGACATCTGCAAGATTCAAAGCAAAAGACTTGCAGTCCGCATCCTCTACAATGCGTATCTTTGTGCCGACTAATGACCTCACGGAACGCTTACCCTTGTGGAGTATCTTTGATGCCATATTCAATGACACCGGAAAGCCGTTAGTCGAATTAAGTATTGCATTCAGCTTATCTTCCATGTTAATGCGTTAATCTGCGTATTAGACCAGAAACAATATTGTAGATTGGTTCTAGACAATTTCTTTTCTCTGCTGTTTCAAGTTTGTTGTTGCCATCCAACTTAATGTGGTATAAGTAATACAAGTCTCCATAAATCTTATGCCAGACATCTGCCATTGGAGTGTTTGTGGCATTACCATATTCCCTTGCAAGTTTGTTGATCTTTGCTCTCATTGTCATCTCCGGAATATCTTTTTCGGACAATGTTTCTGATAGCAATAACTTGCTATTCTCTTCTCTTTCCTTATCAATAGCATCTAATCTCTGCTCTACCAACTGAATCTTCTGCGAGTTTTCTATCTGCCTCTGCTCAATCTCCACCATATGGTTTATTGTTGCTTGCAGAGCTTGTAAAGATGTCATAGGTACGACCTCCTTAACTTGAGTGTTTGGCAGGTTTTTTTCTTTGAGTTCAAGTTCCTCCCATCGAAGAATGAGTCTTGCTCTTGCCTCATCATTGAACTTGGTTGCCACGAACAAAGTCTCTTCTTTGGTCAACTCGTAAGATGGAAGAGTTCTACCGGTTGAGTCTTTGTATGAGGTGAGCGAAAAATTTCGCCCAGTGACTTTAATCCACGCTGTTTCCATTTTGCGGATTGCAGATAGAACATCTTTATGTCTCCTATGTGATGTCTCCGCTATTTGCAGAGATGTCATTTTCTCAATGTGATCCATATTGGTATACAGTATAAATTTACGATAGACGGGTTATAAGTAGTCTTAAATTCTCCGAATCCTGTTCGGTTCGGAATGTCCGGTTAAGTTCCGGAAATCGTTTTCTCACCAGAGATACCATATTGCAAGTGCTTTCCATTTCTCTAAATCCGGAACATTGGACTAGGATTGATTTGTTTACTTTGCAATCGAGAATATCTTGCTGAGAAAAATGACTTTTTTCGATTGTTATCATAATTTTTGTTTAATATTATTTGGCGAAAAGGTAACAATTTCATATGTTTGCAAGTGAAATATGTTTAATGTGCGAGGAAGATGTTCCGTCTACATTCAACCTTTCGCCTATGTTGTTTTTGTTTAACGACAGCAAAGGTACGTTTTTGGCAGATTCAACAAGAACATCTGCCAAGAATAAATACATATTTTTACACTTTTTAACATTATTCTTGTAATATATGACAATTAATATGTAGGATTGTATGGATATATCTGTTAAAGAAAGACTATTGTCTTGGATTGAGAAAAATAAACTAAGCATATCTGCCGTAGCAATAAAGTCAGGTATAGGTGATGGAAAGATTCGCAAGGCTGATAATCTATCAGCAGATACTTTGTGTGCCATTCTAAAGGCTTATCCGGAGATATCTGCCGAATGGCTTATGCGTGGTACTGATACTACGACTATCAATGTCACGCAGAATAATAACGAGGGTGTGAACCTCAACTCTTCCACAGCTGCCAACATCACTCTTGGCAAGTTCGATAGCAAGGAACTTGACGATATTATTGGTGATTACAAGGAACGCATCGAAGAGTATAAGGAAAGAGTTACCGAACTAAAGGAAACAATAGAACTATTAAAAAGCAAACAATGATGGATGATAGTGGCACCAGGATTGATAGAATCATAGAATTGGAACTCAAGTCTACCGAATACCGGAAAGAACTATTGCAAAAGTATAGTAAGATACTCTTGAGGCAAGATGAGATTATAGATAAGTCGGAAGAGAGAATAACCAATGTGAATAGAATGGTTACTGACCTCATATCGGCTATATCCGGTATGAACAACATGCAACAGACATTGACTAGCACAATCAATGCCCTGTTGGAGACTTGCCAAGCAAAGGAACGCAGACTTATAAGGCTTGAAGATAAGTTCGATGATCTTGACGATAGATACGTTAAGTTGTTGAGCGAATACAAGGAGTTGGCAAAGATGCAAAACACATCCCTTAACATCAGCCAGAACAACAAGCCAACGATTTGACCTTGACCCAACAGTTGACCCTAAATTTTACAAAAGCGAGTATAAAATTATCAATCAAGTAGATACAACTCCCTATGAAATATATATTTATTATAAGAATAGCAAGTGTACTACATATACAACACGCTGATATTCAATAGTATTTTATATATTAGTTGTGGCTGTGATTGTTTTCAGCACCACCGTATGGAGTCGAAAACTTGACCCAAAACTTGACCCAAATGGCAAAACTAAAGGTAGTAATAAGAAAGAACAAAGTAAACAAAGATGGTTTGACAACCATTCAGATTGCTATATCACATAAACAAGAAACAGCGTATATATCTACTAACATAGATTGTATACCGGATAACTTTGTCAATGGTAGCATTATCAAGGGTGAAAAGGCAATGGCAAATAACGCAAAGGTGTTGTCTCTACTTAACAAGTACCAAGAGGAACTTGACAAGATAGACAACATCTCGGCATACTCGGCAAAGCAGATCAAGGAAAGGCTTACCGGTGCAAAAGACAAAAGCATCTTCTTATTGGAGACATACGCTTTATACAAAAGAGATGTAATCAAGAACACAAACAGCCGTAAGGTGGTCGAGGGTGCAACAAACATATTAAGGAACTACCTCAAAGGAAAAGATGTGATGCTTGTGTCGGTAGATCAACTCTTCGTCAGCAAGTATAGACAACATCTTGAGACTTGCACACCCATTACGGCAAACGATAAAAGCAGAAGATACTCTGCAAGTACGATAGCCATCCAAATGAATGTGATGAAAACCATCCTGCGATATGCCGAAAAACTTGGTATGGTTAGATTTGATGTTTCTCCTTTCGCTCTGAATAAGTCCATAAGACCTACAAGGAGAAATAACTTTATAGATGTTGACGAGTTTATCCGGATTAGGGACTATGTTGACGAGAACGAAACAATGAACGTAGCCAGAGATTTGTTCCTTTTGTCTTTCTATCTTGGTGGTATGAATCTAGTAGATATGCTTGGTATATCATATAAGGGCGAGAAAGTGGTCTACAAGAGGCGAAAGATAGCAGAACGCACAAATGGTCAGTACGAGGTTTGTTTGCCTATTACAAGCAAGTCAAGGGGTATTATAGATAAATATATGGACAAGGAAACCGGATTACTCGATTTTGACAAGTACACCAACTTCAAGTTGAGAGACAATTATGACAAGCATATCCACTCTTTGTACTGCATGGTAAACGATAGATTTCTCGGTAAACTGAAAGCATTAGGTATATGTTCCAAGTCTACCACGTTCTATTCGGCTCGTAAATGTTTCGCACAGATAGGAACATCAATAGGCATATCTGATTCGGTCATCAACTATATCCTAGGTCATACGAATAATAGCAGAGGAATAATACAGCACTACTCCGGTGTTTCTGCTGATATGGCAGAGGTGGCAATGGAACTCATAACCGAATTTGCAGAGGGCAACCAAAACCTCAAAGAAATATACAGGAAGAACCTCTTGAAAAGGATGATGGGATAGTTAATTAATATTTTATTAACTATAATACATTGATGTGTTAAATATATGACATAAATCTGTGCTTTATGTTAAATTATACGGAATAAAATATTAAACTGTTAAAAAATTTGGTTCGTATTCTAGTCTAAAATATATTAAATATTATATTATTATAGATATTATATATTTATAATATTAAAAATATATATATTTAAAAATTAAACTCTATGTATTCTCTTATTACAAGATAGAGAATAATAATAGGGTTATAGGGGAAGAAGAAAGGGAAAGAGATTTGTTTCTCTTAAAATTTAACACATTTTAACAAATGCAGTTTTTAACCTCAAAATTCCCTCTATAACCCTTGTAAAAACTAAAAACCATACTTTATACATCTTTTGGGGGCGGGGCGGTCTCCTGGGCAAATATGAGGGCAAATTCAAACCCTATAGGAATATTTGCCAATCCACCTTTGTATTTGTTGCCATCAAATCTGCCAACCATCTATAAAACTGAATACCCTCGTATCCATCTCTATCCTCTGCTACGGCTCTTGAATATAAAACGCAGGTAGGAGCATCATTTATCACTAACGGATAGAAATCAGCGTAAGCCATATTTGCAGTATAGGTCATATCTCCCAAAGTTGAGGTAGGAGGAACGACTATACCCAAGGAATCCATTGCAGACTTGACATCGTTGCAGCTCCACGAATGATTTGACTTGTCTGCGTTATGCATTACACTACTTGCGTATTCTGCCAACTCCGGAGTAAAATGATGTCCGTGCTTGTCTACATACCGGTGATAGTCCTCGGAAAAGAACTCTCTTGCCTCTATATTTGCTTTCTCTGCCTTACGAGCATTATCAGCACACTCATAAGTTCGTATCAACATATATCTTCTCATAACCATAAACGATAAAAGGAGAGTGAGGACAAACCCCACTACTCCGTAAATACAACCCATCTATTAAGTAGTTTTGAGTGCGGCAATCAATGTCGCGTTCTGATTCAACTGACTCAATTCTAGTTTTGCATCAGCATACTTCTGCTGAAGATCACTTGTCCAATGGTTGTTGAGAGTGTCAACAATACGCTGTGTGTTAGCGTTGTTTGACTGAATAATGTCATTCTTGTCGGTAGCCATTTGGAATCCAATCTGGCTAAAGCCTTGCTGAACACCATTTGCCAACTGATCTATACGACCAACAAGTGTATTGGTCTGCCTCTCATTCGCAAGCTGATTCTCGTAACCTTGTGTGAGAACTTTCTCCTTGATCTCGCAACAGCAACTTGACATCTGCGACATTATGCCTTGATTACCCATAAGGATGGCATTCTTTATGCTCTCTGCTGAATATCCGGTCTGACCACTCAATAGGCCGATTGCACTCTTCACGTTGCTTACGGCAGACTGAACGGAGTTAACGCTACATCCCATCTGCGTAGCAAGGTCTCTTACAGCCTGTGTAGAGCCATTGATAGCCTGCATAGCTAAATCGTTATTATGGTTATCAGTTACTGTGTTCTGCAATGTGCTTATTTCCTTGCTTGTACAATTGTCACCACCCCACATACCATTTCTTCCGAACATTGCTAAAAATACAAGCCAGATAAATGGGTTATTGTTCCACGAATTATTGGCAAGCATTGCGTTCATTGCATTGTCTCCGTTATTACCACAAGGCAAAAGGATTTTTTCTATATCACTCATCGTTTTTAATATTTAAGAATTAAACAAAAAAGATACCCTTGCAAGGTTGATGCAAAGGTATCCACTATGAACGACAAGATGAAAAAGATAGATAATACTTGATTGCTTACTTACTACCCTTTTACTACCTAATCATTGTAGCACAAATACTTCTGGAATGCAGAGAATGTCTTGTGTCCGGTTGCTCTCATAATCTCCAACGCTGACTTGCCTCGTATAGCATTGTACACAACAAATGTTCTTCTTGCTGAATGGCTCGTTATCATTTCGTGTTTCTTCCTCTTCTTGGTGACAACTTCCCCTTTCTCAATGGTCTCGTATTGTATCACATCATCGAAATGGCAATACTCCATTAGTTCGTGTAGCCTCTTGTCAAACTCACTATTGTCGCAGGCATAAGATGCTTTGTATTCGTACTTTTCCAATATAGAATAAACCATATCTCTATGTATGCACATATTTGGCACATCTATGTGAGCATAGCGTTTTGTCTTTTGTTGCAGAACACGAACCACGTTATTTTCAAAGTGATCTTTCGTTAATCTTTTAGCATCACTATACCTCAATCCAAGATTGCACATCAGACAAAACATATCACGCACTCTATGAAGAGTTCTCTTTATCTGTGGTCTCCTATCAATGGAGTCAATATCGAAATGGTATATACGAGAAACATCATCAGCCGTTAGTGCTATCTGCTTTAGTGTAATTGATGGCATATCGCAATCGTTGTATGATGGGGATATCTCTGCACCATACTGAGATGACCAGGACATCAACGCTTTAAGTTGTGAGCATATTGTACGAACTGTGTTGATGGAATTATACCTTGTCTGCATCAATGGGATAAAATACGACCAAAATACCGATGATACCTTTGACGGATACAGCTTGCAGTTATAGCTTTCCTCAAGGAATGTTATCGACTTTATTAACGAACTGAATTGCTTTCCATATCGTGGGGATGTTCTTGATTTAATCTTTATCTTAGCGTATATACAATCAATGATAGTAGCGTTACTAAGGTCAAGTTCCCTTGCTGTCTTTGGCATAGCAAGGAATGATGCAAAATCATTATGATCTGCATATTGGGTATTTGTTATCATTTATACTTGTTTTTGTTTGGGTTATAGAGAGGCAATCTTTAATAGTTTCCTAGAATAATTGGATATCAAGGGCATCTTCAATCTTGAGAATGGTGTCCCTATTCCAATTACCTCCGTTTTCGATGTGGTTGATTGTTGTAACGGATGTGCCTGACTTATCAGCCAACTCCTTTTGAGACATTCCTCTCAATTTACGGAATGCCATCAGTCTTTCTGCTAGTCTATTCATACTTGTTTTTGTATTTATTGTTAAACTTGGTGCAAAAGTATGAATAATTATTATTACTACCAAATTTTAATTGAATAAAATTTTTATCGGTGGATATTTTACTTGGTTAAAATATAAAAAATGGTGCTACCCTCGCGAGCCACACCATTGAATTATCACCTTAAACTAACTATGGGGGAATTACATTATCCCTTAAAAATCTAAACCAAAACTTTATTACTTATCTACGAATAGCCTTTCTTTCTCAACTTTTAATGTAGCCTCGGAACTTGCTATGCGAAATGCTCTTGAAGAGAACTGATAGTCGTTCCCTTTATTCCGGAGGTTACGGACAGCGTGGGGAGTCATACCAAGTATTTGCGAACAAGTGGTTACGGTATATCCCTCGGTAAGTATCAGCATAACGAGGATGCAACGAGACATAACCACGTTTTCGGCTCTTGAGTTGCCAAGCAGATCATCTCTTGTGAATGATTGTCTGCCACCACCAATATCGGCAGAACAACATTCTACCACAATGTCAATAATCCTATTGATGTATTCAGCCTTGCGATTCATTTTATCTGAACTTGTATTCCACTCCTATGAATGGATAATTGTAATCTCCAAGATTGTATCCTCCCTTGAGGTAAAGGTTTTTGTAATTGACCTCCAAACCACCTTGAAGATTGATGTGATTGATATCAAACGATGTCTGACCGGAAACAAATCCTCCGAAACCGAATGCTTTGGTAGGAGGTGTGTATGGTACATACTCCGGAATGGTCTTTGTGATAGTCTTAACTATTGTTTTCTTGTAAACATGAATACTATCCAACATTGGGCCAACACCACTTACCCAGGCATCGTATGTGCTATCGTGATAGTGCTTTGTGATAGTCTCAAGAATGTAAACGGAATCTCCGTCAACGAATATCTCATCTAAAGGGACTCTAACAATTCTTGGCTTGTCAACATATATCGTATCGTGAGCCACAGGTGAATTGATATATACTGTGTCCGGTATTGTATCAGTCACTACTGTGGTTTTAGTTCCATTCTCACCACAACTCTTGCACATAGAAACGATGATTATGGCGAAAAGGATAATTGATAATTTGCTTGAATTTTTCATATCAGGTAGGTAGGTAGGGTTAAATATTACTTGCTGAATAAATATAGGATTTGATTGTTCGGCTTGTTGGCTCTAGGTAATGAAACGTGAATCCAATTTGGCTCGGTTTTAGTGCCATATTCCCATATCAACTGACCAACCTTGATTCTTCCGTCTTTAATCATATCCTCAATCATCCGGAATAGATAAGCCTTACTTGTAGCCGTACAAGATATATCAACAGCCTCTCCGCTAAGATGCTGACTAGTCTTTGCACCACCAACAGCGTTGTTTAATGCCATACAACGATATCCGGAGTTAATGGATATACTATGGTCGTACTCGTTCCTAATCGGCTGTAGAACCTCCTTGCAGAGCCTTTCAAGGTTATCTACTACTTTCTCATCAAAGACATTCTTGATACCCCTCTTGTCTGCCGTTGTAGAATGTACCAACTCGGCAAGAGTAAAGTTGTTTGATAGTTTCATTTTTAAATCCATATTTAGTGTTTGTGTGATTTGTTATTAAAGTATGCATAACTCGTTCTGACCGGAGTCGAATAAGTCATATGCTTTGAGTTGTCTCTTAATGTCTGGCATAACGTGCTTGAACAACACATCCGGAGTGTCGGCACTTATGGCATCCTTGTTTTCAAATGTGTCGTTTGCCGTGTTCGCAGTTGACTTGATGATCTGCCGACTTTTGCTTATGAGAATCTCATCCGAATCAGACCTGTCAAGTCTCCATCCGTACTGACGATGATTCTCGTCCATTACTATGGTTATTACTGTTTTCATTATTTCTTTAAGTATGTCTTTAAGAATGGTACTTGTTTTACTATCTCGGCAGAAAGAACGCTGAATATAAACGCAAAAGCTTTATGTCCTAGACTTTCTTCCGGAAGAATAACCATCATATTACGGCAGATGTTTGTGCCGTAGTAGTATATGAGGCTATAGCTGACAAAAGATACACATTGCAATGCTCCGGACATATTCTGCTTAAAGTGTCCAATAGTAAATATAAGGCACACAAAAACGAAGAAGAGCAGAGCCTCAACAAATGCTTGCTGAAATTTCTTCTTGTCCCAATTGCGACCATTGCATATATCTGCAAGGATGCCAAATATTGCATTAGCACCAAAGAGTAAAAGCATAGTGAATAGATCATTTGCTATTGGCTCCAGGAAAGCGAATACGGCAGAACATATAGCCACAATGCCGTACTTGATAGAATCTAGTGTCATTTAGTAGCACCTCCTTTCGCAAATAATGATAGTATATCTTTGAATGTATTGAATCCAATAAGAGCAGATGCCGTTGCCACTACGAATGTAGAGCAATCCGGTAGTTGCAGTCCGTGCTGTGAGCAATAATCGAATGCTTTGAGGAACTCCAACCACGCTAGGACACCGATAACCTTTTTACAGCTTATAGTGCCTTTCCCATCGGTAAAAATACCAATGACATAGTTTATTATTGACTTAATAATATTCATTGTCGTTATCTTTTTGTATTTGTGTTTGTTTGATGCTCAAAGGTACAAACTATAAGGATAAAATACTATGTATTTTAAGGGTTATTCATAAAGCATAAAAAAATCCCTATATATAAGGTGTAAATATAATTATGCAAATTTGAAATTCAACTTCAAATTTACATAAATTCCAAGATGCCTAATAAAAAATCCACCCACACCAATAAGATGTGAGTGGAAAATGTCTTAAAGATTATAATGTGAAAACACTTGATAAATTGCTATAATATTTTATATCCTTTGGTAGAAATATGTATTTCATCTTCTGGTACGGATACAGGATCGTTCAAGGCAATATTAAACGAGTAATCAAGACTATTGTTATTCCAATCTACGCAAACTTCTTGACTTACCCACTCTTCTTCATTTATTGTTTCCATAAGCGTTGTTTTTAGTAGCAAAGCAATGTAGGAGTAAGTGTAACCTAATACAACACTCGATGAGCGAATATGTCCTCCTATATGCTTTGCTTTGCAAAAATACTAAAAAATATACGGTAATCAAAAATAAATCACCTAATTATATTTGCAACTTGGTTAAATTGTTGTAATATAATAAAATACAAAATGGAGCAAACAGGACTTTTTACTTTCCCATTCGCTCCAAATTATTGATTATCAGAGTTCGCAACGTGTGACAAATATTCACGCTTTCAAAACTCCCCTAATTACATTACG